ACTGGTTGACTCAAAGTCACCCAAGTGATTCTGTGAACCACCTCCTGTACCACCTGTGGCCAACTTGGTCATTGCAGGACCAACGAGGACTGCAGCAGTCAAAGAAGCGTTGGCTGTCCATACATGGTCGGGGCCGCCTGGATCAGCAGCACCACAAACATTCAAGAAGACCTGTGCCTTACCAGCTGTAACTGTGGTAAGTGTTGGGTCCATAACACCGAAATACTTTGTAGCAGATAGTGATTCAATGGCACGTAGACCACGGAATGTTTCACCATTGTTACCTGTTTCAGCTTCACCAGAAGTTGAGACACGGAATTCCATAGGAACACCGAGGTCTGTGTGGGCGGAGCTTGAAAGTGTGAAGTCATAACCAGAAACAGTAACGCCACCCAAGAGCTCAGATGTTGTTGTAACACCAGAGAAAGTAGGAGCAGAGTTTGAAAGGATAAAGTTTCTGCGTGAGTAACCAATAGCGTCAAAGTTGTAGAAACCGCCTGATGCACTCTGTGTACCGACACCTTCCAACTGTTCGTTATTGTTATGACCGCCACCAGCAAGGTCACCATAAACACTACCACCAGCTGTAGCACCACTCTTGCTTCTATCAAACTTGAAGTCCAAGAAGAAAAGTAGACCACTAGGTAGTGACATAGGCTGTACAGCAACCAACTCAGAAGCTAGTAGCTGACCGAATACACGGCGAACCAATGGGAAAGCGATTTTGTTATATCCAGCAACATTGTGTGTTACTGACTCTTCGTTGATAAGCTGATTACGAAGCTCAACTGCCTGGTTTTCAAGTAGCTGGGCAACGGTCTGAGCCTTATCTTCATTTAGATTCTTTAGTAGACCAGTACGGGCCCACTTTTCTTGAATGACACCGAGTCTAGCATTCTGATTAACAGGGCTATACTCTTTTGTCATTTCCATAATTACATTACTTGTTGACATATTCTACATCTCCCTAATAGAATTTTATAGACCAGCGAGCTGTGTCAAGCGGTCAAAACCACTTGGAGCTTCGGTCTTGTTTTCACTAATTACACTCTGTACATTTGGACGCTGTGTGCGATTCTTTGAAGGTGTTGATGCCTCATGGGCTTCCTTCAATACACCAGCCATTCTTGTTACCTCATCAAGAGTATCACAAGAGTCAAAATGCTCTACTACTCTTTCCTTCTGTTCTTTGGTTAGTGTTACTTGATTCATAACATCAGTAGCAGCAGCCAAACGAGCATTGAAAAGATTTACTTCTTCAATACGTGTGCGAAGAACCTTCAAGGCCTTAGCATAACGCTTGTTTTCTGTGCGAAGCTTTTCGACTTCTTCCATGGCTTCTTCATACTTCATCTTACCGATTTCATCCATGTCATCATCGTCTTCTTCTTCTTCATCCATGTGTTCGCCTTCTTCGGCGTCTTCATGTTCGCCTTCATCCATATCTTCATCTTCATCTTCTACGATTTCGATAACTTCGTCAAGGTCGGCCTCATCAAGGTCTTCCTCATCATCATCATCATCGTCAGCATCAATGTCAATGTCGATATCTACTTCTTCATCATCATCTTCATCATCGTCTTCGTCTTCGTCTTCCATCTCATCCATCTCAACTTCGTCTGCATCCTTGTAACTACCTTCTTCTACTGCTTCATCGGTAGTTTCTTCGGCCACAACATCAGTTGTTTCTTCAACATCTTCTGTAATGTCTACGTCCTCACCATCGAGCTTTGTGTCAATTGCTTCTGCAACTGCAGCCTTGAGATTGGTGCTCATTGCTTCTACCAAAACATTCTTGGCATTTTCATAAGCAGCCTGTTTCATGGCCTCTGCCTGCTCTACGGCTTCGGATACAATGTCTCTATTAGCCATTATTAAGCCTCCGTTTACATTTGAATTAAATAAAATGCATAAAGCATCTATCTATAAATATGGTTCTATTTATTCTCGTTACCTAAATCGTTACCCTCAGTAGTTTTTTTACGTCTTTTTTTGAGTTTTTTTAACTCTGAAGGTTTTACAAAAAACTCTCTCTTTCTCATTTCCTTATAGAAATCATCTTTCTTGAGTTTTCTTTTCAACTCTTTGAGAGCTCTTTCTAAACTTTGCGGGGTATTATCTCTGGGTACTACACTAACACTTCTTCTGTTACTGTGACCAATTGGCATCTTTCCTCATTTCTATTGATGGCCTCTTTAAGTGATAATCTGCTATTTCGTGAGGTCAAAGCTACTTGGGGAGAATTTATTATTACTACTTTTCCATCCCAAACCCTAAAGTATCTATTGTGACAAACAACCTCAACGAAACATTTTTTTTCACCTTCGGTTATTATCCCTTCTAACTTTGGTATCCTTACAGAATAATTATCACCTTTTTTATAACCATTAAATGAATAATTTAGGTTGTTGTTATCCTCTATAACAACCCTAACTATAGTATTATTGCTTTCAACATCAAAGCTATTGTTTTTTATTTTAACATCCAAGTCTATGACATTTTCTTCTGATTTTTCTACTATTAGGTTTTTCATTACCTCTTACCTATAATTATAATTTTATTTAACAAAAGATACCTCTACCTCTAAGTCATCAACAACACTCTTCAATTTCATTGTGTCTTCATCCAACTTAACAATGGTATCATGTTTTGTTTTTAAAGTCTTTTCTGTTATTTTACCAGCAAACTTAATCAACCAATTTTCTGTAAAATAAATATCTTCCAGCTGTTTGGCAGTATACATACTCCTTAGTCTTCCTCTTGGACTTCTTCTTCCGCCAAAAGATGGGTGATGATCATCAAAAATACATAGGAGTCCCACTATCTAACCTCTGCCCACTCTATTGCAACTAAAACACTAGTGTCTGACACTCCTGTACCAACTCTTTCAATAGTAGCTGTCAACATTTCTTGTTGTCCAGCGTTATTATAACTCAATGACTGTTTATTAATGTCAAAAGTTGTCGGTGTCAAACTAATATCTGCACTACTATCTTTATTGATGGCATAGGTTGTGAGCTCTACTCCACCTGTCAGCCCTGTTGCGGTTGTATTATACTCCATAGAACTATTATCGGATACAGTAGTAAAGGAAGTAACGCCTGCAGTAAGTGTGGCATTCTTTCTTAGTCTTACGATAGCTGCCTTGCTATCACAACAAATGGTCATCCTAAAAGGAATAACTTCAACCTTATTTTTCTGACCATTTACATTTTTTCTTGATCTAATACTAAGCACTGGTATTTCATAGTTAGATCCATGATCAACAAAATCACTGGTTGAGCGGCCATTAATAATGTAATACAATGGATTAAATCCACCCTCAGAGCTTACATTTACACATAGGACATTTATGCCACTACCTGCTGTTGTGGTGTCAGTGTTTATTACTTCGTATTTAACCGGCAACAAAGCAGTCTTCATGTATTGATAGGTATTTGTATTTGCATTTTCAAATCTATGAAAAGGTATTGTTGAGCCATCCCCTTTGTATACTGAAAACTCAACCACACCTACACCAAGAAATTGAAATGAAATTTGATAGATGTTAGATTTGGATAGGTCAATATTAAAACCACTTTGACCATTACCATCAAGTGTATCAAGATTAAAGTTTGATTGAGCAACAAAGGTATCTGTGCCATTATCTCTCAACACAACACCAAAAACACCACCACTAGATGAGAAAAACAAACCATCGTTATCGTCAAAATAGCCCCACTTAGTAATAGAGTTTTCTTCCGAAGGATTGACAATGGAGAGTGTCTGTTGTACAAGATGACCTTTGCCAGGTTGATATCTAAAATTCTTTAAAGTGACTAGTGAAGCAGAAGCAGAAGTTTGTGTGTTGGTGGTGAGTTGTATTGCTGCATTTGTTGTATTGTGTGTTACACTACCGCCAGTTGCAGTGGAGCTGTGCCAGATGGTATTATTTATGTCATATCTACTAGAAGTTTCAAACAAGGGATATGGGTTTGAGACTCTTAGTCTGTTAAACGCATCACCTGCTGAGCCATTTATCTTGCTTACATTGACTTCAACAGGCACACCACTGGTTGCGGTTTGATTTCCATTTTCATCTACTATTGCAACAGCTTGGACAAAACTTCCATCATCATCAAGAAAAGCTTTTATTTCATCGCCAGTCGGATCTATGTGTCTCGTTACACTATTATTAGTTAGTGGCATTTATGTATCTCACTACTACTTCTTATTTGGTTTGCCATGTTTATCATACTGGGCCCAAGCCAAAGCAAAAGGATTAGCTTTCATTCTTTACCCGTCTTCTTATCGACATAGGTCTTGTTTATCTTGCCCTTCTTGATTGCCTTCTTTAGGCCCTTTACTTGTTTCTCTCTGCCAGGAGGTGCAACTTCCTTCTTAGGTTTTTCACCTCTTTCTTTCTTTGAGATAGCAATGGCAGCTTGTTGTGCTCTTGATACAGCTTTTTCTTTTATGTCAAAATCTTTCTTAGGCACTTTACCAAACAGAAGTTTGTATATTCTGTCCTTCATACTCTTCTTGTAAGTTATATCATCAAGGTTTATTCTCTTACCTTTATACTTTGTATCCTCACTAGAGAAGGCAACACCTATTCTTTTTCCGTCTTCATTCTCTATAGAAAATGTAACACCCTGTCCTAAGTATTTTGCCATTGTTTTCATAGCCAATGCAACTTCTTTTGACTTTAGGTCATACATTCTTTTCAACTCACGATAACCTTGTGGCTTTTCCTTACCCACCTTCAAAGCTTTTTTCTTATCCTTGTTGATAGGTACATAAGCTCTTAGTGTATAGTTTTTGTTGGGCACTAGTTTGAAAGGTTTATCTGCATAAACAACATTTGCATCACCTTCTCTTTCTTGCAACTCGTCCTCACAAACATCTATCAACTCTGCATCATCAGTTTGTGCATGAGCACCAGCAGCCAATGCCTCTTCATGGTCGTGCTCTTCAACTTCATCTTTGGCCTTCCAAACAGAATCAACGTAGTTGAAAAAGCCCTTCTTTTCTTCTGGAGTATCTAGGTCAGATATTTTACTAATACCATACTTCTTCATGGCTTTTTCAAAAGCCTGTTTATAACTTCCCTTTGATTCAAAAACAATGTGCTCTGGATTTACTTTGTATAAACCCTTTACGCCTGGCAATTCTATAACAAGAGGGTCAGAACCAACCAAGTAAGCCCTTCTATCTGGCCCAGCAGCTGCAACTAACTCTTTAGGAGCATCACCTGTTATGATAACAGCGGGGTATCCTTTTGCTCTGGTTGCTGTTGGTGATAACTCTTCATGTTCTCTTGTTATCTTTTTCATATTCCTAGTCTTTCCAATCTATCAGAGAAGTCAATGTTTTCGGGATTGACACCAGCGGCATCACCACCAGCGATTACATCTTTTGAGCTTACCATTGGTTGAGATAGTTGTCTCTGCTCTTGTATTCTTTGTTCTTCTGTTGGGTCTTCTGCATTGATAACCATATCCATCAATGGGTCAATGGGCCCACCCTTTTTCTCGACAATGGCTCTTGCACGCTCTCTTGCTCTTTGTTGCCTTTCTACTATTGAATTCTTAGCTTGACTAGTGGAAAGAAACGAATTGCTATTTTCACTAACCATATTTTGTGATTGTATTTCAACCATCATCGTCTTTACGCCACGATTGATTTCTTCTCTTACCATCTTTTTCATTTTAGGTAATAGAATCTTTACAAGGGATTTAGTCACCCCCTCTACAACCGCATTGGAAAGGTCTGATAATCTGAGTTGTGCCATACTTTACCTCGTTTAGTTTTTCTGTTTTGTAAATCCTCTTGACTTGGCAAACTTTATTGCACCCTTTTCCATTGGGTGTGAGCCGTAATCATCAATAATCATTCCTCTTTTATCAATGACAACCATAGAAAACTTATCTTGTTTTCCACGCATACCCTTTATGTTTCTTGAAAAGATAACAAAGGTTTCTTTAGGGCTACTAGGATTCATAAGTTTAATAGTAGTTGGGTCATCAAGAACCTTGTCAGTTAGTTTTGCCTTCTTACCTTCGGGCACTAACTTTGTTTCCATTACATCATCAGCAGCATCCTTCTCTTCTTCGTTGTCTGGCTCAGTTGGGTCATTGGGTTTCATTGAATCAGTTCCAGATACTTCTGTGATAGCCTCTTTGGTTGTTTCATCAGTAGACTCTCTCTTCATCATCTTGTAAGCAAGATTGACTAACTTTTCCAATGGCAAGGAGTCCATTCTTTTCTTGTTTGAATCATTAACAGCATTATAAATCTTCATAATCATACTTGCAGTAAACAAGTCTACAATCTTACCTTTGATTTTTGCATGTTGTTTATCTTGTACAATCTTTTCAAGCTGAGGAATAATACTTTTTGCCTCATTGAGAGAAATCTTATCTTTCACACCAGCTGCTTCGGCTGTCATTCTAATTGAAGCATTTTTTTCCAACTGACTAACTACCTTTGATAGGATAGCGTCAAACTCTTCTTTGTTTACCTCTACGCCAGCGGCTTTATCAAGAGAGTCTTGTAGTGTAGATCTTCCTACAGCTCCAAGAGGAGCAACGCCTGGCATGAAACTAGACATATGTTCTCTTACTAGTTTTCTTAGTTCTGACTTTTTTATTTGTTTTTTCATTTCAGATTACTCCGTTTCTATACCACCTGTACTTTAAGTTTTTTCTTTAGTCTCTTTACAACTCTTTCTAATGATACTATGTCTCTAATCTCACCGTGCATTATTTTACCTACGGCCATTTGTATCAAATGTCTTTTTATTTTCTTCTTATTTATCAACTCTGGATAGTCCCTATAAATAACATCTATAACTTGGTCTATCAACTGGTCTTCAATATAACTATCTACTTGTGAGCTTACAGGGTCTTCTATCTTATTGCCTGGCGATGCCTTATAACCTATTGGGCCCCATGACCCAGCATAAGCTGGAAACTTAGAGGCATACTCCTGTAATACATCTTGTAGTTTCATTAGAGCTCTAAAATGTCATTTAGTATTTCATCTAACAACACTAGTCTGTTTTGACTAACCAATGTTCTATACTCAACACTTTCTTTTAGATTCATGTAAGCGCCAGAGGTTGATGGGTTACTTACCATGTCGTAACAAACTAGATTGAAGTCATCTTCAACAATGTCATAACCTTCATTGTTTCTACGTGTGCTACCAAGGCCTCTTGATGAGATACCTAACTTGATGTTTCTACCAATCAACTTTTCAAGTATCTGGCCTTTGGGTGTATCCAATACTTCTATTTCACCAACTAGATTGTTACCATCCCAATTTGTTTCAGTAACTACATGGCTTACATTTTCTAACTGCACAATAGGACTATCGGGGTGGTCTAACTCACCAAGTGCTCTTCTATCTTGAATAAGTTCTTTGTATCTCTTATCTTCTCTTTCCAAAATCTGACGGGGATAGATTCTATTATTGGCATTGGGCTGACCAGCCTTCTGAATGATACCTGTCATAGTAACGATACCATCACTGCTTTTAGATGGCTTTACGTCTTCATATTCAAACAACATAAAGTTGTGTAGTAGTCCTTGTTGTTCCATTATTTATCACCCACTTGGTTTTCCATGTTGACTCTATAGATTTGTGTTATCAAACTTTCTAAGTCGTTTATCATTTTACGAATGTGATTTAGCTCTGTTGTTGCTCTCTGTGCATTTAGTTTAGCACCACCCGTAGCACTATCCATCTTCAAAGCATCAAGAATAAACATACGAGTGTAGCTCAAACTTATGTTTAGGTTTTTAGAAATGCCTTCAAAGAGTCTAATGATGTAAGTCATTCTATCATCGTCTGGCGCTTGTTCGGTAATCACTTTGACAATCATGTCACGTATCATCTTATCAGCGGCTTCATCAATAGATTCAACCTTCTTAGTTTTCTTTACACTCTTTTTCATCTTTCCATTCTCTTTTACTTTTATGAGTTTTCTCTTTTGTTTTTTCCAACGTCTTTTTTCTTTTTCAGTTGGATTGCCTGGCACTCCTAATGGGGCATTGAAACCCGCAACAGCACCTGTAGTTGATATTTCTTTCTTAACCTTTTTCATTTACTGCCTACCACCATAAGCATAGTCTTGGACTTGCTGATTGTTTGGTTGAGCTGCAGCTAATTTTTCTAAATCGGCTTGGTATGCCGCTCTACCCGATAGTAGTCCATCTCTAAAATCTTCTAAACTTATTACATCACCACCACCAGAGTCACCAGCCATTCTGGCTATTTTTAGATTCCTATTAGAAACATCAGAATCTTTGAATACATGACCACCTGCTCTGAGTGGATTTTCACTACTTACAAATTCATTCATGTATCCACTGCTATTAGACACATCGGCATTTTGTAATTCATGCCACATTTCTAAATTAGTCTTAGCCACTTTATTGTGTTGGTGCTAAGGTGTCAAGTGTTGTTGTTTTATTTTCACCATCGACCACATTGGAAAACCCTGCGGTAGTAAAGTTAGAGAAAACACCATTTGGATTTGCTACAGCAAGTCTATAGTTATTTTTTACAAAAGCATTAATTTCAGTTACATTATCAACAGCTTTGAAAAAAGCGTCAAACCCACCAGTGTTAAAGGCATTGATAGCGTCCGTAACACCTTTAGAACGGATATTGTTATTTCTTGCAACACCATTAAGTGCAGCATTCCCAGCAGATTGTTTATTTTGATAAGTAGCACCTTCAAACTTTGTATCCAAACCGAGTTGGGCATTTCTCAATGAAATGTCACCACCATCAATAGAGTTTGAAGCAACGGCTATAGGATTGCTGTTTCCTAAAAACTGTTCCCAAAGAAGACCAATCTTCATAGTATATCTGCCCGATTGTACAGGGTTTAAAGATGTCCAATTATTCATACCAACAGCTCTATCAGACAGAGAATTTACCACTCTGTTGACTTGGTTTGAAGTTTTTTCTCTACTAGCATCTGGAGCATTCTGCTGAGAACTAAACGTGTTTGTCCACTTTTGTAAAATAGTTTGAGCCATTATTTATTTCCTATGAAAATTCAGCAGCAGTGATTACATCATTCTCATCTTCTAATGATG